CGTTTTTGCGGCCAGGGCCTCAACAACTGCCCCCTTGTTGGAGCAGATAATCTCTTGCCCAGGGTAGGCCGGATGCGATGCCTGCCGATAATACGCCGCCGCTCCCTCTCGTTGATGAGCCGCAAATACTCGTTTCTCCGCCGCTTTTACTTTTGCTTTTGCCTGCTCGATTTTTTTGTAATCCATGATTAATCCCTCCAATTTTTTAAAAATTTCCGGCGTGTCGCCGCCGGTGCATTTTGCTGATCGCCAATTTCCGCCGCAAGCATACCGCTTGCCGCAATTGCCCTTGCTTGTGAGCTTATACCATGTGCCATCGCTCGCATTGTATTGTGCTTCCGGGCCGTGCTCCTTGCTGCCGATATAGAGCCGGATTAATTCCCCGGTATGCTCTTCCCCGGCTGGATCGCTCCGCCATTCCCAAGCTGTAAAAATACCGAGAGACTCGCAATAATCGGCAATATTATCATTATATTGCTGATCCATGCTCTCGATACCTGCGCCGGTAATTATTACGCGTCCCAAAATTGGATAATCATATATCATCTGAGCCTTTTTGGCGGCTATCGGCTCACGATCCGCCTCGGCATCCTCAAGATCAGCCCTTGCAACCATCAGGGCGGCGTGAGCATTGGCTTTATCCTCATATTTTGTCCCGCGCCAATGTTGCCGCATATCCTCAGCCCATCTCCTGCGCTCCGCCGTGTTGAGATTACTCATGGCTCACCTCCAACCCGCGCCGCTTAATCTCGGCGATCAAATCATCATCTGATATTATAGAGAGATCAAGCGGGGGGTGCTCAATGGCCTTATCAGCCTGCCGGGCATCAAAAGCCTTGCGTGCATCAGCGGCATCAGTGCTTGATAATGATCCATCAGCTTGCACAATATACCAACTTGCATCCGTATTGCCGCCGCGATGATCTTTTTGCCCGGCTCGGATTATATCACCGGCAACAGCCTCAATCTCTACCTCTCCGCCGCCATCATCGCCGCAATATCCGCCCCATTGTACCTCTGGCTTGTCGCCGATTGGCCAAGATGTAATTTTGGCGATCCACGGCTTACTGTATCTACGCTGGTTATAGCTTCCAAATTTTTGGGATACTCTCATGATTTGCTCCTTTCGTTTTTTAATTGTTCCCGGGCTGGTCAGGCCCGGCGTTATTTGATCTTGATTACATTTTAACATCATTTTTTCTTATGTCAAGAAAAAAATAACATTTTTTCTTATTTTTATTTTATAATAAAATCAAATAGATAGTGATTTAGAGGGGTAAAACGTCATTTTTCTCTGTTTTGGGGCGATTTTTAAGAAAAATTGCTTCGCAAATTGGTAAAAATCGTGAAGAAAAAATCGGAATTTTAGGTTCTCTTTTTGTCGGAATAGCCGGTTCCGATAAAATACTGTCTGCTTTTGTCCGTCTTTGTCCTATTTTGTCCCTCTTTGTCCGTATCATTTTTTTTAAAAACACTCCACAATAATCTCATCTTTCTGTAAAAAATATTTTTTAAAATCCAACTGAGTTCGGTTATGTGAAGTGAAAATCAAAGAGCGATTTTTATTTTTTATTCAAAAAATTTTATCTCTGGTCGGTGTGGTTAAATCAGCTATCGACATCAGGGATATTTTTGTCTTTGGCGGTTTAATCGCCATGGGATCTGGTCTCTGGATGATCTTCCCGGCGTTATCTCTTATCGTCTGTGGTTTGCTTCTTATGCTTCTTGGTCTGGGATGGCTTACCAGGAGGATCAAGTCATGAGCATTATCGGAACGCTCGAAAAAAGAAATGCCATGGGAGCCTTAAGCGATTCCTGGTATTTACCCGGAGGTTCATTTTATGGTGGCGTCGGCGCAAAAACCAAATCAGGTTCTGCCGTTTCCGAGCTTAACGCCATGCAACTTGCCGTCGTTTGGGCCTGCATAAGGATACTTTCCGAAGATTCCGCGAGTCTTCCTCTCCATCTTTACCGGCGCTTGCCCGGAGGCGGCAAGGAGCGCGCCGTTAACCATCCGCTTTATTCTATTCTTCATGATAGTCCAAACCCGGAAATGACCGCTCTAACGTTTCGGGAAGTTTATGCGGCCCATTTGGTATCCTGGGGTAATGCTTTTGCCGAAAAGCAGTTTGGGAAAGGACGCATCGGTCAAAGCAGAATCAAAGCGCTCTGGCCCATAACTCCAAACCGGGTGCAGGTAAGGAGAAATACAGCAAAGCTAATCGAATATAAAATAAGTTTTGACGCCACGAGCGCAGCTATCTCAGGCGAATCAGTTACTCTCCCGAAGCGCAATATTCTTCACACCCCCGGTCTGGGGTTTAACGGTTTAGTAGGGTATTCACCTATCAGGATGTTCAGGGAGGCAATCGGCCTGGGTATGTCTCTTGAGGAATATGGGGAACTCTATTTCGGGCAAGGAACACATCCGGGAGTTATTGTTTCGCATCCCGGCCAGCTTTCAACTACCGCCCACAGCAATCTTCAAAGTTCACTTTCCGATTCTCATAGCGGTCTCGGCAAATCTCATCGCCTCATGCTTCTTGAAGAGGGAATGAAAATTGAAAAAATCGGGATAGAAAATAAAGATGCTCAGTTTCTCGAATCGAAAAAATATTCAAACATAGAAATCGGAACCCGGATATATCGTCTTCCTCCACAGATGTATGGAGAATATGACAAGGCTTCAACGTATGCCAGCGCAGAACAATTCGATCTTGATTATCACAAGCACACTCTACGAGCTTGGCTTGTGCGATTAGAACAATCGTACAATACCCTTTTAGACCCTTCCGAACGCGGGGAATATTTTTTTGAGCACGACATTATGGGACTCCTGAGAGGAGATTCTGCTGCCAGGGCTACATTTTACAAGGAATTATTTTCAGTTGGCGGAATAACACCGAATAAAATATGCGAACTGGAAAACTGGAACCCAATCGGCCCGGAAGGAGACAAGCGATTTGTGCCGCTCAATTTTATTCCCCTGGACCAGGCAGGTAAAGATGTTGGGCAGATACAGACCAAACCAAACAACCAGAACAATCGCACGCTTTATCGATCACGGCTTGAATCGGCCTACCTCCGCCTTATCTCCGACGCTATCGGCCGGATCACACGCAAGGAAGCGCAGCGCGTCAACTGGATACTTAAAAATAAGGGGAACAACGGCGCAATCGGTGAGTTTTATCGGGAATTTCCCGAATACATCAAGAAGCAGTCACTTCCGGTGTTTTTAAGTTTCGCCGAATCACTAACCGGTATGGAAACTGAGTTAAATGGCCTTAAATACGATAATTTCAAGGCAGAAACACAGAGATTTATCGATATTTATTGCTCAAATTTTGCCGGTGATTACGTTGAAACATCGCAAACACTTGCATCTAACGCCGGAGAATTTGCCGAAAGGGAAGCCGGGTTAATAGCAGAAAACCAAACCAAAAGTCTTGCCGATTCTTATTTGCGGCATTTGCAGGCGCTTACAGGAGTACGGTCATGAAAAAAAACTACGAAAAAGCCGTGCCGAAAAAAAAACATGAGACACGGAAAGGGGTGAAAGACAATGAAAGAAACAAGAAAAGCAAGTGAGACGCGGGCTATCACATCAGATGATGGAAAGTTAAGAAAAATAGTCGGGTATGCCGCTGTTTTTGACAAGCCTTCAGAAGATATGGGCTTTATCGAGTACGTCAGAAAAGGCGCATTCAAAAAAGCGTTGGTAAAATCAGACGCCCGCGCTCTCTTTAATCATGACACGGATACATTGCCTCTCGGAAGACAGAGCGCCGGGACATTGGTTCTTAAAGAAGACGAAGCCGGGCTGTATTACGAGATCACCCCCCCTGATACCACGAGTGCCCGCGACCTCATGACAAGCATTGACCGTGGTGACGTGAAAGAATCCTCATACGGATTCACCGTGGCCGTTGATGAATGGGATTATTCCAATAAAGATCAGGTAAAAAGGACCATTATTGAGGTTGATGAGATTTTTGACATCTCTCCGGTAGTGTTTGCGGCCTATAACGATACCACTGTGGCGCTTCGAAAGATGGAAAAAAATAAAAAACCCGTCATTCCCTCGAATGACGATGCAGGCACAGTTGATCCCTCGATCATACTGGGGCTTATAGCTGAAGAAGATGCAATTTTTAAAAAACAAATTGGACTTTAGGAGGTAAAAATTATGAATCCGTATCAAAAAAGAATGGATGCCGCCTTCAAAAAAATGGAGGCCATCCGCAAAAAAGCAGAATCAGAAAACCGGTCATTAACCGCCGAGGAACTTCAGGAGCGGGCAAGCCTGAAAGCTGAAATTGAAGCAACGCAGAGGGAATGGGATGATTTTAAGGCGGAAGAAGAGCTTCGGAAAAGCCTTTACGGAGAAAATGGCGGTCAGGCCATGACTATCGAGGGTCCGGGGAATATTGAGATTCCTGACGCTCCGATTTATCGCGGATCACCAGCGACGGCTCTGGGCGCTCAACTTATGGATATTCGCACCGTGAGCGAACCTTCTAAATTTGGCAGCGAAGAAGTTCGGGCGGCTCAATCGAGAGTCGAAAAAGCACAGAAACGAGGCCTGGAAAAAGTTGAAAAACAACTTCTGAAAGAAGGCCGTGCAGCGACATCCGGTGGGATGACCGTTGGCGTACCTGCTGAAGGTGGATTATTCCTTCAGGGAGAAACATCCACAGAATTGATGACCAACGGATTTAATAATTCTGAAATCTTACCGAGAACCACGAAGAGAACCTTAACCGCGACTCAATACGTGAAGATCATCGGCATTGATGAACAATCCCGCGTTGACGGTTCTCGTGGGGGCGGAATCCGAGTTTATACCAATAAAGAACTTGGCGAATATACGGCCAGCAAAACAAAGTTTGCTGAAATCCGCATTGAACCCCAAAAATTGACTGGCCTATTCCCCGCGTCCGACGAAATGATGAGAAACGTGACCTTCTTAGGCCAGGAAGTGCGTCAGCTTTTCGGGGAAGAGTACGCTTTTAAATGCCAGAATCTTGCAATCCGGGGCAGTGGTGCGGGTGAGGCTTTGGGCGCGTTGACCTCTAATTGTAAAATCAGCGTGGCTAAGGAAACCGGACAAAAGGCAAAGACGGTCAATACGACCAACTTGTCGAAAATGTGGGCACGTTTTTCTGGAAGACGGGCAAACTCCGCATGGTTTATCAACCGCGACGTAAACCCGGAACTGGATGCCTTGTCGATTACCGCTGGAACATCGGCTCTGGAACCGCGCTTTGTTTCTTATGATGCTCAGGGGGTTATGCGGATAAAGGGTGTACCTGTTATCGAGATCGAACAGTGTGAAACGCTGGGAACAGAAGGCGATATCATCCTGGCCGATTGGAGTCAGTACGTGTGTGCGGATATGGGTGATATTCAGGAGGCGATGAGTATCCACGTTGACTTTATTTATGGTCAGCAACTTTTCCGCTTCACCTATTATTTCGATGGACAACCCCGCTGGAAGTCCCCGATCACTCCGTTCAAGGGAGCGAACAGCGTATCACCGATTGTTGTATTGGCGGTCAGAGCGTAAAAAATTAAACTCCGGGGTTTAGTCCCCGGCTTACCATAAGGAGGTAAAAGAATATGAACTTAAATCTTGATTATGTAAAAGTCCCATTGACTTTTCCGACAACCGATCAGACGAGCACCATTTCATCTGACATTGCCAGCATGAAAAACTACGGTCACGTTGATCTTTTCATCACTGTTGGTGCTATGGGTAAGGCCGCAGCCGTTACACTCAATAAGAGTGCTGCAGTAGCAGCCGCAACAGTTGCCCTGGCATTTACCAAGTTTTACAGCACAGGGATAAGATTGAAATATACAACTCCTTCAACGGATACCCCGGGCGCGAAGGATGAAACCGTTGCAGGCGCTGGTGGTGCTGCCGCAACCCTTTATAAGGATACAGGTTCTGAACTTATCATGCATAGCTGGGATAACGACACGTTCGTTACGGGAGAAACCGTCACTTTGTCCGGTGGAAAAACCGTGGTTGCCGATGGTATCCAAATTGATGAGGATATTATGATCCCGCGAGAGGCATCGAGCAACACATTCAATATCGCGGCAAAGGCAAGCAAACAGTATTGTATTCCCATTGACGCTGCTGACTTGGGTGATGGGTATGATTGCATTCAGGTAGAAATTGCCGATTGCGATACAGTAACACACCTGGCTATCGATGCGATCTTCAGTAAACCGCGCTACGGTTCTGAAATTCCCGAATCGGCGATTTACGATTAACCTTACAGGGAGGCACTTAACTGGGCTGCCTACACAAAAGGAGAATAATTATGGAACTTTTAAACGTAAAAGCTGAAGGGATTGAAGGGAACCTTGTTTTTAAAGAAGCTGTTGCCGGAAACGGAGCTCAGGTTCACTTCGGCATTAATGGTGACGGTCTGGATGTTAAATTTTTCGGTGATACATCCGGATCGTACATGTTGTGGGATGAGAGCGCGGACTCTCTTCTGTTGGTCAATTCAAAACTGTCAGTAAATGTTGCCGTGCTTCCCGCGGGGGATTCCTATTCAGGAATTAAATCAATTGTCGCGTGTGCGGCTCCCGCAAACGCCTATGGCGCAGCCGGTTACTTTGAGTCTGATCTTTCGGGAACCGTGGCCGGGACTTTCTATGGGTTTGGATCGTGGATAAACCTTGACGTGGACGCCAAGTGCGGAAGCAATATGCTGGTCGCTCAGGATAACGGGATTTATGCCCCTGCGGCGATGGGTTCCGATTTATCCAGTGCCAAACTGGTAATCGGTATGCGGATGGAATGTGTTATTGAGGACGGTCAGAACCCTGGAGAGCTATTTCTGTTCAGTACCAATATTTACAGCAATGAACTTACGGCAATGTTTGACATTAATGCAAAGGTAGATGCCGGTTGGATTACGGGATCACTGTCTAATGCGTCAGGGGCAGGTCATATTCCTTTATTTAAGGAAATGAGTACCGGAACTGTCCATTATGTCAATACTTACACGCAGTAAAAGAAAGGATTATGTTTTGAAAAAGATTGAAGGATTAACAATCGAAGAAAAGAAAAACCTTATTATGGTTTTGGAGATGGCAACACCCCAAACCATTACGCGCATTAAAGATATTCGTCAGATTGACAAAATTTGTACGATTATCGAAAACTCACCCGATACTGTTGAGCTTGAAGATGCAGACCATGAGTTTTTAAAAAAACGCGTTAACGACCTTACAGCATGGATGCCAAAGGATAGGAAAGCTATTATTTCCTTGGCTGACAAAATTGGGATTTAAAAAAAAACGGGGCGGTCTTTGGCCGCCCTGCAACACCTTAAGGAGGAATTTGTCATGAAAAAACTGCTTTTGATCGCCGCCGTCATAGCGGTATTGTTGGTCCCACGGATATTATGGGCGGTAGCCGGGACAGCGACCCAAAGCGTGGTCAAGGACGGCGCCGGATCGACAATAAAGTTAAACAGGTAACAGACCCACCTTCCACCGGAGTCCGCATTGTCTCGGCAAAATCAGGCTCCACGCAGAACTGGTTGGTCAAGGGAGCCGCCGCGGTGAATAGTGCGGTGAGTTATAAAGTTTATTATGTTGGTGATTAGATGGATTATTTTGAAGTATTTCACCACCTTAATCCGCTTCATATCTTCTGCCGACTTATGGTGATAATGAACCAGAAAGCAGGCAAGGGCAGTTGCAGATATTTACGAGAGGACGATTTAGAGGTCAATTAAACGAGTATTGAGGGCGATGAGATGAACATAAAGAAATATTGTTCTGACAAGGATAAGGGATACTACGGCAGTTGGCCGCTTAAAAGAAGGATGGTAAAGGGAAAGTTAGAAATTGTATCAATCAAAAAAATGAGAAAAATTTGAAAACACAATTATACGCCGCGCCGACAATTGAACCAATTACGCTTGCAGAGTTGAAGCTGCATCTTCGGCTTGATTCGGAAACCTTTGCAGGCAATATTGCGACCTATCAATCTATCCTCCCGGGCAGTCACGGTATCCATGAACTGATGACGCTTGATGTCGCTCCCGGTGGGGCAGGGTGGGCTGTGGGGAACACCATTACTGGTGGCACGAGTCATGAGACCTGCGTTATTGAAACCGTTCTGACGACCAAAACTTATTATGTTCGGAACCGTTCCGGGGCGTTTACTCTCGGTGAGATATTGAGCAACGGGGCTGTAACGGCAGACCAGGGCGCCGCAAATCCGACATTTTCAAGCGCCGGCTATTATCTTATCGGGGCTGGAGTTGATGTCCTTGGCAAACAGTCCATTGTCAACCTGAATGCCGGAACCGTTGGATCCGGCGGGACGGTTGACGCGAAGATTCAGGAAAGCGACGATAATTCAACTTGGACGGACTGGACAGGTGGGGCATTTACTCAGGTCACGGCGGCCAATGACAATGCCATCCAGGAGAAAGCCTACACCGGGACAAAACAGTATATCCGGGTAGTGGCGAAGGTTCTTGTGGCCGCGTGTGAGTTCGGGGCGGATGTGATTGTGAACGCGGCTACCACGGCGGAAGATTCCTTATTGACTGATATTATTACATCCGCGCGAGAACACGTTGAAGATATTACCCGGCGCCAGCTTCTCACGGCCACTTGGGATTATTACCTTGATGGTTGGCCGGGCTCCGATTTTATCAAACTTCCATTCGGCAACCTTGCCGACGTGGAGAGTGTTTCGTGGAAGGATACTGACGGAACTGAAACAACTCTTACCGAAAATGTTGATTATATCGTTGAAACCAACGGCGAAGGCTGCGGTAGGATAATTTTACCCTATGGCGGGGTCTGGCCTTCAGGGACTCTTTATCCGAGCAATCCCATAAAAATCAGATTCGTGTGCGGATGGACAACAGCGGCTTTGATTCCATACAAAATCAAGGCGGCCTGCAAACTCATTGCGGCTGATCTTTACGCCAACCGTGAAGGGCAGGTTTTGGCTAATCTGAACTATCAGGAAAATAAGACGGTTCAAAGATTATTGGCGTCAGCACGCTTATGGGATGAGTTTTAAATGAGAGCGGGGAACCTTGATAAAATTATCAACTTAAAGCGCAAGACCACGGCTGAGAACAGTTTTGGTGAACTCATTGAAACGTGGACAACCTTCGCAACGATATGGGCAGAAAAAAGGGAACTTCGCGGGCTTGAGCGGTATGCAGCTCAACAAGTATCGGCAAGCATTGATTCATTTTTTAGGATCAGATATCGGACGGATATCACGGTTGAAAATATCTTGGTTTGTGAAGGCAGAGAATACGATATTACGGCGGTCTTGGAAATTGGACGGCGCGAAGGTTTAGAACTTTACGCTTCAGCAAGGGCGGAATAATGGCACAGGCGGCTTTTAAATTTGAACTTTCCGGCGTTAAAGAATTAATGGAATTACTTGACCAGCTCCCTACGGTTGCAATGCAAAAAAGTGTTATCAGGAAGGCTTTATTAAAAGCTGGTGAACCAATAGCGGAAGCAGCAAAACAAAATGTTCCCTATGATTCCAAAAATACAAGCAATAAGCATTTGAGAAATTCAATTTCAGTATCGACAAAATTAAAAGCTTCTCAGAAAAAAAATAAAATCTCAGATCGGTCAACGGTCGAGGTGTATGCGGGGTCATCTTCACCGTTGGCTCATTTGATAGAATTCGGGACCGGGCCCCGCACGACGAAAAAAGGCGCTTATCGTGGGCAAGTCTCGCCACAACCATTTATGCGCAATGCCTGGGATGCTACCAAAGAGGTGGCACTTCAAATTTTTGTTAAGGAAATGCGGGCAGAATTATTAAATGCTGCAAAGAGATTAGCAAAAAGAGCAATGAGGGGTACTTTAGGAAAACGGCAGATTCAGGGGTTGCTTAATAAATGAGCGCTACCACTATCGAAGAAGCAATTAAATATATTTTGATAAATGATAATGGGGTTAAAGCAATCACCACCCGGTGCTTTCCGGTGACTCTGCCACAGAACCCGGAGTTCCCTTTGATCCTTTATATGAGGATTACGGGGATACCGGATAACCTTTTAAAAGGGGTATCCGGCCTGACCTATTCACGGTTTCAGATCGAGGCGTGGGCGGAAACTTACGCAGAGGCAAAGGACCTTTCAAAAGCAATACGGGATACCCTTAATGCAAAGACGTTCACGGTTGATTCAGTTTTAATAGGCTCTATCGTCGCTCAAAATGAGCATGACGTTTATGAGGATGTAGTTGCGTGTCATAGGATAATCCAAGACTTTACCCTTTGGCATACATAATTTTATTTTAAGGAGGTAATAAAAAATGGCTATAGAATCCCAGGATACTTATTTAGAAATGGAAACAGGATCGGGCGGGGCGGTAACTATCACAGCCATGACGCTGGCAAATCCAACCATGCTAACGGCGGTTGCTCACGGATTATCAAATGGTGATGTGGTGACGGCAGCCAACTTTGCGGGGACTGATGCCGGTGATATTAACGGCAATAGTTACGTTGTCCAGTTCGTCACGGATGATACATTCGCTATTGATCTTGATTCCACCGATTTAACCATCACCGACAATACCGACGCCGCCACAATGACGCCAAAAGCCCTAACCGAGATTGGCGAAGTGGTTGACGGAAGCAGGGAAGACCCCGGCGCGAACGAAATCGACGTAACCCATTTACGGTCGACGGCTAAGGAGTTTCTCATGGGCTTAGAAGATAGTGGGACTTACACCCTTAATGTCAACTGGCTTTTTGATGATGCCGGGCAAGAAGCGGTAAGAGCGGCCAAAACCTCACGGGATGTAAAGAGCTTCAAAGTTACTTATCCCGATGCATCAACTATGACTTTTGACGCCTATGTGAAATCTTTTACCGGCCCGGGCGCTGCGGTTGATGGGAAATTAACCGGAAGTATCACCCTTAGAATTACAGGGCCGATAGTATTTGCATGAACCAGATAACCGGAGAAAAAATTATTACGATCAACGGAGATAAATATTATCTCCGTTTTACCTGGAAGGCTTTGTCCGAGATCGAGACAAAGTTTGGTGATAGCCCGAATCTCTTTAACGCTGAAGTAGTTTCAAATATAGCCGCTATTGGAATGAGAGAGAAGCATCCTGATATCACCGCAGAAAAGATTATGGAGCTATCACCGCCGTTGATGCCTTTTGCCCGTGACATTCAACAGGCTTTACAGTGGGCTTATTTTGGCCCAGAGGCAATTCCGAAAGACGATGAGAAAACTAAAAAAAAAGACCGGAAGCAGGCTGGGTTCTTTCGGCGTATTGTTCAGCTGTTCAGGCGGGAATAAGCCCGGTTGAGTTTTGGGACCTTACTCCTTTTTTAACCCGGAAGGCGATTTTTGCTTTGACTGACGGCGATAATTCCCGGTTATGGTTTCAGGCGGCACTTATCCGGGCAAAGAAATTACCGGAACTTGAAAAGCTACTGAGTAAAAAGAAACTGGATAAGAAAGAAGTGGGCGAAAAATTAAAAAGTTTGTTTGCGGATCATAACAAGAATTTAACGGTTAAGAAGGGTAAATAGCATGAGTGAAGCAATAGGTGCTCTCCGCGCTGAATTATCAGCTAACGCCGCTCAATTTGCCAGCGATATGGGAAAAGCCAAAGACGCTGTCCGTAAAAACGCCCAAGGAATGTCTGCGGCCATGGATAAAGTGAGAGATTCTTTTGAAGGAACGATGACAAAGATTAATCGTTTTGGCGCGGTTGCCGCCATTGGAGCCGCTACGGGGATATCCGCGCTTATAAAAAAGTCGATCGACAGCGCAGAAGAATTAAACAAGATGTCCCAGCAGGTGGGTATCTCAACCGAGAGCCTTTCCACCTTGCAATTTGCCGCCGAATTATCAGAAGTAAGTTTAGAGCAGCTTGGAAATGGCTTAATAAAACTTTCAAAAAATGCTGCGGAGGCAGCTAACGGAACCGGAACAGCAAAAGATGCTTTTAATGCTCTCCATATCGAATTAAAAAATCAAAACGGCACGCTTAAAACCTCTGAAGAATTACTTCTTGAAATTGCTTCTAAATTTAAAGGGCTTTCTGACGGGACTGATAAAACCGCTTTGGCGATGAAACTGTTTGGGAAAAGCGGGGCAGAGCTTATTACATTATTAAATCAAGGCGCAGACGGAATAAAAAGTGGACAAGATGCCGCGCGTGGTTTTGGGCTTGAACTTAGTACGAACGCGGCGCAGGCAGCGGATGAATTTAATGATAAATTGACGGAACTAAAATGGGCGGGGAAAGGGCTTGCGAGAAATATCTCAATTGAAATGCTTCCCATGTTGACCGAGATTGTTAATGCTATGCACGAAGCCAATAGGGAGGGAGGACTTCTTTTAGCTCTTTGGACCGGTCTTGGTGGTCTTGGGAGGGCAGTCTTTACCGACAAATTATCCTCAGAAGAAAAACAAATACAAAATAAAATAGATGCCGCTGAAAAGAAATTAGCCGCTCTGAAGGGGTATACGGGTCCCAAAATTGTAGTCGAGAGAGATATTTCCGCTTTAGAAGATTATTTGAAAAATCTAAAAGAGCTCCAAACGGCAATGCAGGAGCAATCAAAACTAAAAGCACAACTGGCCGGTGAAAAGAAAAAAGCGGCGGCAGATGGACAACAGGCCGCAGATGAAGAATTAAGAAAAACACTGGAAGGGCAAAAAGCGCGAGAAGATGCGGCAAAAAAAGCGAAAACCGAAGCCGAGCAAAGACAAAAACAGGGCGAATCAGCGATTTTAAATCTTGAGCAGGAGATCCAAAAAACCGGGGAATTAAGCCGCGAAGAATTGATGCGGTGGGAAATTACAAAGGGGCAATATAAGGATTTATCAGCCGGACAAAAAGAACGGCTTATGGCTCTGGCTGCCGAATATGATGCAGTAAGTGCGGTACAGAAAGCAAACGAAGAGCTTAAAAAGCAACGTGAAGCAATAGATGAGCAAAATAAATCTCTCAGGGAACAAGCCGAAACATTCGGCATGACCGAGCGCCAAGCAACGCTTTATAAAATGAAAATCGATGGAGCCACCGATTCACAACTTGCACTCGCTGATTCATATTTAAAGACAATCGAAACACAAGAAAAAGTTAAAAAGCTTCTTGAAGAAATAAAAACCCCGCAGCAAACCTACAATGAGCAAGTCAAAGAGCTCCAGACTTTATTGAATCAAGGGGCGATTACCTGGGAGCAATACAATGCCGGGATGACCAAGGCTAAAGAAACTCTTGAGGATGCCAATAAAAAGGGAAAAGAAGATCTCAAAGAACTACAGCAGGCCATCGAGGGATGGGGAAAAGATTCAGCGGATGCGATTGTTGATTTTTGTATGGAGGGGAAGACAAGTTTTAAAGACATGGTCAACAGCATGATTAAAGACATGCTCCGAATGATGGTTTATCAAAACATAACAAAGCCGTTGGCCGGTTGGCTCAGTGGTGTAGCGGGGAATATTTTTGGCGGAAGTGAAACTTCTTCAGTTGCCTCTTCAAGTTCCGGGGTTGGGGTGTGGACCGCCAAAGGAAACGCCTTTAATCGCGGTAACGTGATCCCCTTTGCCCGTGGCGGGATAGTTAATAAGCCGACCTTTTTCCCAATGGCTCATGGAATGGGAGTCATGGGCGAGGCTGGCCCGGAAGCGGTTATGCCCCTAAAAAGGGCAAGCAATGGTTCGCTTGGAATCGAGGTAGAAGGAATCGGAGCGACTAATGTTATCAGTATCCCCCTTACGGTAAACGGGGCCAACAAACAACAGGCGGCAGAACTAAGAGAAGAAATAGAGAATACAGTTCAGCGTGTCATTAAGAGGTGGTTATAATGCCGACTCACATGGTTTTAGGCGGCTATACATTTGCCGATGAACCCAGCGATATGACATTTATCCAAAAGGACAGGTCGGTTTCTTTTCAGCAGACTTATAACTCTGTAGCCGTTTTCTCCTGGGGGACATCATACGTCGGCAAAGTGCTTGAGTTGACCTGGCTCGGCATGACAACAAGCCAATATGCTTCGTTGACTGCACTTTATATTGCCGACGCCTCGGTAGTGTTTGACCCGCAGGACGGGTCGGGTAAGACTTTTAATGTCGAAATTTTATCGCTCGATGGAAAATATTTTATTGATTTAGAGAATATCGCAGGGAACCATCGGCTTGATGTCAAAATGGAACTCCTGATTATGAGCGAGGTATAATTTTGGCTCTTACCCTCTCCGCCCTTGGCTCAGTTACCGCGTTAAATATTTTCGATAGTGCCTGCGTGGAATCGGATGGTACCTATGATCTGATTTTTACCGGCTCAAATACGACTCCGGCCACGGGGACTTATGCAATCCTGGGCAATGTCATAACAGCAGTCAATCTGACCTCAGGCGGAACTGGATATGCTGCGGCCCCCACGGTAGCCACTCAGACCGGGGATGGTTCTGTCACCGCAACCTTCGTTTCTTTTGCCACTTCTCAAGATTTGCAATCACGTCATCCACTCGTCGAAATAATCTCGGCACAGGCTACCGCTGATATTCCTTTTGACGGCTCCTATTTAACCAGCGAGTCAATCAACGAAAATAATCCCGCCTCCATTACTCATTCTTCGGGCAGGCTCTTAACGGCTTATTCCTATGGACCTTATGATGAAGTAGGGTTGGATTTTTATTACGATATTAAATACACCTACACCAATATTGATCGTACTGAGTTTAATTCAACAAGTTTTATTCTTCCTGTTCGCGGCGTTATTGATGAAATTAGCATTTGTGAACTCGCTGACGGTAACGTGGGTATTATTTATCTTTATCATATCGCCACCACTTATTATCTCCGCTACAAGACACTTTCAGTCACCGGGACTCAGATTGCCGATGGCGCCATTGCGAATTGGTCAACCACGATCTATACGACCGGCCCGAACGTGATTAAGCTGGCCGATGATTCTTATCTGATGGTTTACTGCAAAATAAGCGGAGCTGATTATAAATTTTACAAACGCACTTCAAGCGATTTTATTACCTGGGGTGCTGAAACGGAAATTTCTGTCGGCGGTTTAACCTCGACTAATAAGGTCTATCAGCCTTATTTAGCGCAAATTTCAAACGGTGATATTTGGCTCTGGTTTGCCTATGTGGATTCAGTCGGGCCGAACGGTGAAGAATTAATCAACCTTTATTACAGCGTGAGCGCGAATAATGGCAGCACTTGGGCGAATGCGGTTAAAGTGACAAACTTCACCACTTATAGTGAAGTAGGGAAACACCCGGTGGCGGTTCAAAAAGCCGCCAACACCATGCACATAATTTTTGATAAGATCATGCCTTCACTCCACATGGATCACGATTCAACCGGCTGGGATGGTCCCGATTTTCGCCCTGTTGATTTACATTTCGATTCAACCAATAGAAAACTGTATTTTGTGGGAATTTCAGTGTCCCTTGGTGATTTAAGGGGAGTCGCTAAAATCGATGTTGATACCTGGGAAATAGATAATTTCTGGGATACCGGGACAACACCGGGTTTTCCCTCAGCGTTTGATGATAATAATATTAGGCAATCATTATATCATCGCGGGGATGGTCCGTATTTGGCTATTGCCAATTATGATGGTCTATTTTATTCAGTTCTCAATGGAGAAACCAATTCAATCACGAATTATTATTTTAAGGATTACCCTGCCTATGGAATAACTAAAAATGTTGATTTTACCACGTTGAGCGGTACCTATAAAAACCAGCCAGGGCCCTCGTGGATTGATTCTTCCGCAAACCGTCTTTATATCTGCATTTATGTCTCTACCGGAACCTCCAAACTTGCCATTGGTTATATTGACCTAACCGAATCCTTACCTTCCGGCGGTCTTTATACCTGGAATGAGATTGTCCGGGAAAGTGGAACAATATCATCAAGCGAAGCTTCCTATCTTTACTATCGCGCTAATTTGGTTGTGGCCTCGGATGAAGATTTAATCATGTTAAATTGTTCTTTTGGTTCTACGGGCGGCAAAGGAATGCTGCGGATTTGGACTCTTAGCGATGGGGGAGTTTATAAATATTATCGATTTGATGATTACGCTGGGTTTCCTTATTACGGATTAGAGTACTCCTATTTTTATAATGGAAAGGTCTATGGTGGCCTGAGCAAATATCAATCCCTTTATGGCGAGGATACTAAAAGGGGATTGTGGGAGGTAACGCTGGCCACTGATGCCATGCGTACCATCAGG